GATGGGGGAGTGAATTTTGTAGAGGTAGAGCGCTTAGATTCAAGCGCCTTTACCCTCTCTTCGAGCGCTTCTATGCGCTTTAATAAAATAGTCATCATTTGGTTTATTGATTATTGATTAGCCAAATATAGTAAAATCTTTTCCACCAAGGCAGTGCTATAGCTTTTTTTATAGGATTACTCTTTGGCATATTAACTAATCCAACCATATCAGTATCTGCTTTTGATGCCTGAATCTCACTGTAGTATTTATTCTTTGCCTCAATAAACTGATTAAACTTATCTTGTCTAAGATGCTTCATAGCTTCCCACTCGCGTGAGCCTACCTTTTTAATAATGCCTACCTCTCTCATAAGCTGCAGATATTGCTTGCCCATTCGTTCAGTTCTTAGCGCTGCGCTCGGAGTCATACCAGCGTTAACTAATACGCATACTCTTTTTACTCGGTCTATGGTTACCTTACCGGTATCATAGCTAATGGTTAATTGCTTCATTTGATTATTGATTATTAATTATTGAGTTAATTTATTATACACTCTCTGCAAATTAGCATCCTGCAGCTTATCTAAAATAGACTGTACACATGCTCTATACAAGGGATCGGTTTGCAGCATTGCTTCTACGTGATTTATAGCGTGCAAGATAGTAGCATGATGCCTTACAAATATTAGCCCTACATTTTGGTAGCTCATGCTGGTGCCGTTGCGAACTACCCACATGCATATCTGCCTAATATCATTCACCTCTCTATGCCTGCTCCTGCCTTTAAGCTGCTCCCATGTGCAGTAGCCATGGTCAAATATTACCTGTAGCATTTCCTTAGCCTTAGCTTCGTTAAGTGATTCTGCTATACCGTTAATTGATTTCCACTTAAGCTCCGGTATCTCACTCTCATTCACAGCTCGCACTAAGTTATCTAACCTTTGACGTGCGAACTGCTGCCCATCTGCAGGGATTAGCAGCAATATATCTGCTATCTTTCTATCTATTACTTTGCTCATTTGCTATCCTTCATTAGTTCTATTATGTATGGTATCTCCTCCTCAGTTATTGTAGCCAGCTTTCCTATGTGAGTTACCTTCATAGTAAACGGATGCTTAATAAACTTTTGAGCTGTTGGGTAACTTACCTCAAGCACCTCCGCAAAGTGGGCCACAGTCAAAAAATGACTGCGCACCCAGCTATGGAAAGGAGTTAACTTAGAATGGCATTTCATCGTCTGCGCTTTCATTTGTTACTGCTTTAATTTGTACTGCTTCTACTGCCTCACCTTTTAACCATGCTAAGAATATCTCAGCTGTATCTAACACATCACCTGGCTTACTACCTTTCTGCTCTTTGCAGAATAGCACAGCGTTATTAAGAGCTACTGATTTGCTAATAGAGTTCTGCACATCAGGACTTTCTTTGCGTGGAACGTATGCGTTACCTCCACCACTTGGAGCAGCTGTTGTACCTGCATACTGCATTGGATTCTGCATCTTAAAGTTAGTAGTCTTTTTACCTGTTGGGCCAGTGCGCTCTTCTACTGTATAGTGCAAGGTAGCTCCTACCTGAATCTTAGGGCTGTTCATATCCTTTACACCAATTTGCCCGATCTCACCATTCTCTAATACTAAATCAAAGTAGTGTATCTCTCCTGATGGGCCATTCCATGTTCTAACGAATTTCTGTTGTTTAACGATTTGCTGATTCATAACTGTGTTGTTTTTATTTATGTATTTATTTAACTTATCTGCTAACTTTTCTTCTTGCTCATCCCAGTCTATCTCAGGCTTAAGCTTCTGCCAATTAGGTTCTCTGCTGTAGTTCATGGGGGTTATTTTGAAAGTATGAGCGCCAGCTTTCATAGACTATCTTCTCGGCTTGCTGATTGAACTCTAACTCCTCTCCCGGTAGTGAGCTCTGCACGCAAATAAATTTGCTATTGGCTCGTTCAGATAACATAGCGGTCAGACATAAAGTAATCATGTACATTACTTTCCCCCTCGCTCTCGAATTGGTACAGAAAAGTACCATCATCAGGGAATACCTCACCATGCTTTTTAGCTGTTGAGAAATCAGTTAGAGAGTAGCTGTGAGCTGATGTGTACAGCTTCCATCCGCAAGCTTCGGCATCCCACCGACTTACGATTACCTTACCGGTAATATTGTTTGGTTTGTTCATATTGATTATTAATTAAGTTGCTAATATACTAAATTCTTTTTATACTAATTACTACCTCATCATTTTCCCACTCATACAATGCGCCTTCGTTATACTCATTAATCCACACTGGCACGTAGTCAAATTTGTAAATCTTCATAAGTAGTGGTAGCATCTGCTGTGCTACTTCCCAAGTATCTGCTATGAATAGGTTAGCAGTTCCTAAGCGCTCAGCTATTGAGATTTGTACCTCGTCTAATGGTGTTACTGTTACATGGTATTTCATAGCTCTACCTCCTTACTGACTAAAGTAGTTATAGTCTCTCTAAAGTTAGTAGCTAATGTAAACTCGGCAAAAGCTTCATCGTAAGTGCTGAATACTTTGTGGCATGAGTTGTCAATGTAAAGGAAGTAACGAGTGCCATCATATCGGCATACTTCTTTAATTTCAAAAAGTGTTTTCATTTGTTAAACGTATTTGGGGTTGGTAATTCTTTCCAGGTAGTAGTTTCTAAATTAGCTATAAGATTTTTCATCTTTGCAATCCATATTTCATCAGCAAAAGCTTTTCTTTCTTTGAGGTGCTTTATAGCTATATTTAATGCTAAATCAATAGTTCTTAAATCCTCGAGAAATAACATAGGTAATTTATAGTCGCTCATTTGCTGTAGTGATTTGGTTGTGATTCTAATTCTGCTGTTTGGGCATCGAATGTGCCTGCGATTAACATTCCTGCGAAGAGGATAGCTAAATAGATTAGTGCTTTTTTCATTTGCTTATTTGATTTAATTTTGACAAATGTACTACAATATTTTAGATATGCAAAAGAAACCTTGCTAATTGTAGCAAAGTTATTAACAAAGATTTGTTAGCTTAGAAAAGTAGATTGAAGATAATACCCCCCACAAATGAGATAGGTATACCTATAAGCGCTGCACTGCGCCAAGATTCTTTACGTGCAGCTTGTTTATCTAGCTCTTGCTGGACCGTTACTAACTGCTGAGCTTTCTGCTCGTTAGCTATGCTGTATTCGTCTATAGTTTTCTGCTGATCCTTAATGACAGAACTTGCAATTTTATCACTTTTTGATAATAAGAGATTTTGCTCTAGCAGATAATCACGCTCTGCCTTTAGCTTAAGTAAGCTTCTTACTTCGCTACTCGTTAGACTGACCAGGGTATCTCTCACCGGCAAGGCTTGAGAGTAGGTTACGCATGGCGCGCTTAAGGCCATTGCGGTCAAGAGAATCAATAGCGCTGATGTTAGCTTCATAGATTTGTGTATTATGTTCAATCTGCATATTCAGTTGTGCAATCTCTTGCATACGCTGCACGTTAGTAGCTTCTAAGCTATCTATTACATGCGTTGCTCTATCTGCTCTGCGCTCATAGCCTTGAATAGCTTTCTTACTGTCCTTTAAAGCGATATATAAGCATTGAATAGTTATGCAGATGGATAGTGCTACTACTATAACTGCTGCAGCTTTAATTTGTGTCTTGGCCTGTTGTGTCATTTGATTTCTTTTTGTCAAAGATAGACTCAATAACTGTTAATCCCAAGCCTCCTCCTGCTAAAATAAGCAGGCCATCGAACATGTATTCGGGGCATTTGAAATCAGTAAAGGTACCGATGTAGCTTAAGTTAATGCATACAAGTAATGCTAATATAGATGCCACTCGTTTTGAGCTTGCATCTCCTTCATTACTGAATATGCTCTTAAGCCATTTCATCTCTTCTTACGCATCTTGTAGATGGTAAAGATAGATGCCACAGCTGATAGCAATAAACAAAATATCTTTAATGCAAATTCAACGTCTAACATCCACGCAGGCACAGATAAAAGAATGCTGCTCACTGTACCGGTTACTCCCTCTGCTATCTGCTGCTGATTATTACTCATGACTCTTTCAGTAGTGTATAGGTAAATGATTTCTTACCTGATTTAATACAAGCTTGAATAAGCTCTTTGAAATCTTTAGGACTATTCAGCACTTGGCATCCTGCACTCCACTTATCAATGTTCTTAGATTCAGCTAATTCATTAGCGCGATGGATGTTAATACCAAATAGGCCTGTATCTTCTTTACCTTGTTCCTCAGCTACGCTATCTTTATCAGCATCTCTGAATACAGTTACTTTTTTAGACTGCACTAATGCTGTGTATTTGCCCTTATGCAGACCTAATACATAAGTATCTACGTATTGCCCTGCCTTAAGTACTGCTGTGCCTAAAGAATTGATAGGATTGTTTAGCCAAAAAGTACCTGGGTTAGTTGTCCCAGTATACCATTGCACCTCGTTGCCTTGCACCAATCCTATTAGATCGTCAAATTTGTTAGGCTCGTTAGCTTTACTACGGATTCCTACTACGTGAATAGTAGGCCACTTATAGCCAAGCTCTGTGAATTGAGCTTTAAGCTCTTCTATTGTTGGTGCTTTCATTCTTTCTTAATTCTTTATCGCGTTTAGTTAAATAGACTTTTAGCTTACGCTCATAGTCTTTACGTGTCTGCTCTTCCTTTGTTATCTTCATTCTTAGTTTGTAAAGTTACGAATGCTAAATCTATTCCATGGATTAGCAGCATCATTAGCACTTCTACTAAAAGCTACTTGGCTCTGCCTGTTTACTACTCGAATGGGTGTAATATTAGGGCTTGTGTTATTGCTGTATTCGGGATAGTCTGAGTTATTAGCGCAAAGATAATCTACTAAACGCTGAGTATAGTAGTTAGCATTTTCACGCGCCATATCTCTAAGACTTGCTAACTCACTTGAAGAGATAGCTGTAGTATTCTCAGATTGGCGAGTAACTAAGTTACCGTTATCATGCTTATACATGAGCATAGGGTAAAGTTCTACCATAGTCCACCATGCAGTAGGCTTTACGATATACTCATTTAGCAAAGTCTCATAAACGCCAGCTAAAGTGCCTGCGCTTATCTCATTCTTAATCTTGTTGGTAAGGTTAGTGCCAAGCCAAAGAGTAATATACTTATCCTGTGCTAAGTAAATAGCAGGTCTAATTAAGTTAGTATCTACAGCTTCATTCAGCTGAGTGTATTTCTTTAAAAATTCTTCGTTAATGAAAAGTATTTCGGGTGCTATTGCCATGGTATTAATGTTTAATTAGATTGGATTAACTCTGCCATTATCAGGCATATCAAATGGGCGAGTATTAGCTGTAGCAAAGTCTTTAGCTATATCTTTTAAAGGCATGCCTGCGCGTATTGCTTTAGCCACTGAGATTGGATCTGATGACTCTAAGCCATTATCAGCAACGAATCTTCCCTTCTCTCTTTTACGGAAATAAACTCTGCGCTCAAAATTATGCTTGCAATTTACTCCACCCTTGTATAACCAAACCGAATAGGTAGTGCTACCTCTTTGTGCTAAACCTTCATTTAGCTCATTAGTATCGGGCTCCATAGCTTGTAAATCTTCATAACGGTATACATATCCATTACGTGCAGCGTTAGCCATTTGTCTACAGAACTTTCTACTCTGAGCGCTTGTATTTTTTGTGTATGCGTAGCGTATTTTGTATAAGCCGCTATCCATTTCAGATGGCTTATCAGGATCAGAGTAGCTTCTAACTGACGCAAGATTAACAGGCTCAGCTTCGATTAATTCCCACTCCTCCTCATCTACTATCTCTCCCTTATCTTCTAAGAATTCACACCACCACGTCTCATCTTCATCTGTAAAAATTGGTGGCTTCTCTTGTGGCTCTAAATTAATCTTTTTTTTTTCCTCAGAAAGTTGAGTTGTTGCAGATTGTGCAACAGTTGGAGCAGTGATTTCCTCACCAAAAATATCATTAGACTCAATATAAATATCAGCCACAATCCCCATACCCTTAAATATCTCTTCAAAGCTATCTGTAATGATTTTTTGATATGGCTCAATTATATTCTTATTAAAGATACGGTAAGCTTGTTTCATCTCATCAGCGTTACTGCCTAATCCTCCTGAGTCTCTAATACCAAATAAGAGAGGAGATGTAACGCGGTGAGCTGCTAAGATATTCTCTCTTGACTGAGTGCTTAACTCTTGCCACTGCTTATCAGCATCAGTCATAGGCACAAGGTCTAAACGGGGTGCTCTATCTGCAGATTCATTAAACGTAAATACTACCTTACCTGCTTTTCTTGCACCTACCATAGTCTCCCAATTTCTACGGATAGCTAACTGCTCCTCAGGATCAGGGATACCGTTATTAAAGTGCAGCATGTAAGAAGGTGCCATACCATTACTTAAGAAAGCTCTATAAAATTCGCTTATCTCTCTTGTAATTTCTATGTAATTGATAGCACTGTAGTAATCAGGCTTTGGATAGTATGCGCTGCCGGGTGTCATTACTCCAATAAATAGCACTTGAGAAGGCTCATCTGCTTTTGAAGTAGGATTATACATGGGGATAAATACAGGGATGTTCTTCTTTTTGCGCATATCATTCCAATCTTTAGAATAATAAATGCCAGGTATAACATCTTCATCATTAGCAACAGCCAA